GGTTGATTGCCTAAAATCAGTCTTTGGAATCCTTTTATCAAGGTCAGCCTCTAAAACGGCTTTTAATGTATCACTTAACTCGGGTAACTTTCTCATCTGATAATATAAATTTCTTGTCTTGCGCTGGATTAATTAGGCTTATGATTTCTCTTAAAGCATCCACATAATACTGCGAAGATAGCTTATGGATTGGTAATTGTTCAAATAATTCTAAACTAAAAAGCCTGGCTTCTGAATATTTAGCAAATTCTTGTAGTGTCATTTTTTATGTTTAGGGTCTAAAATCATTGGAGTAGTATTTATCCATTTAATTGAATGGTGTAATCTAACATTTGTTGTATTCATCATTGATACTTTAACGCCACTTGGGTGCATTAATACACTATGAAATGATTTAATATAAGTTCCACTTAAAGCATATTCATCTGTCATTCCTCCTTTATTGCTTTGGGTATCTTTTTGGTCTAATTGTATATTAGTAAAAGTAAAAAATAAATCGCCTCTATTCCCTAAAGAAGTATAAGTATTTACATCTTCATTTATACTACCAACAAATTCAAATGGTCTTTCCGTAGAACAAAAAAATGAATTCATTGCTTTTCTTTTTAATTTTATTCCACTAAACCCACCAATATGGTCTCCACCTTGCGAAAAACATATTGTTTTAATATTAGTTGATTTATAAAAATTAAGCATTGAATCAAAAACATTATCTAAATTCTTAATAATCTTTGCTCCTGTGTCATATCTATACCCAAAATAATAATAATCATCATCAAATTGAACAAAATATGTTATACCTAATTCTTTAGCTATTTTAAAAGTTGCATTTCTTGCGTGAATAATAACCTTTCTATTATCAAAATTATTACCCTCATCTATGCTATCAGCCATTGCTTTTTTATCAAATACTTTTACATTTTCTATTCCGTAATTTTTTTGATATTGCTCAATAGTTTTATCTTCATTATCTACAATAAAATAAATTTTACCCGTGTAGCCACATTTTTTTAATGTATTTAATGTTTTAACATTATCGGGTCTTCCGTGTGTTAGTATAAACACTGCAAAATCTTTATTCTCCATATTCTTCAAGATATTGAGTTCTAATTTCATCACAAAGTTTTACATATCCTAATTGAATAGCTTTTTCAAAATCAATAATTACTAATGCTGAACGCTCCATTAAGTTTTGCATTTCTGGCGTTGCGTGAGCATAATAATCAGCAATTTTTTCGTAATTAAACACATTGTGTCTTTTTGCTGCATCAATTAAAAAGTTTTTTTCTTCAAAATCTAAGTTTGAATTGTCAATTTCTCTAATTAATCTGTGAGTTTTTTCTTTATTTACTAACTCTAATATATGCGGTTTTGCATTTTTAGGCTCATAAATAGGTGCTTCAATTTTTGATGAATATTTTTTTTCGCTTTCATCTTCTTTGAATTGATTTCCGAATAAATTAATTTGTTTCATAATTTTTGTTTTTGGTTTTTAAAAAGGTAATATTTTTGGTTCTTCAAATGTAACATAATTTCCTGCATAACTCTTAATGCCATTTATTTCTTCATAATAACGGTTTTTCCATCTATCAAAGAACAAAGTTGCCTCTCCTACTTCTCCTACTCCTTTTGGCTTTGTCTTTTGTACAATAATCTTTACTTCGTTACCTTGATAAGGGTTTCCATCTTTAGAAACTCCAAATGGTGGTCTCCATACGCAAATCATTTGCTCTCCCTTCCTAAACGATGTTTCTCCACCATCAATGTATCGAGGGTCAGCAGGTGGATAGTATTTAATTCCTGTTTGTTCATCTACTACCTTAACTCCAGCTTCTCTTGCTATGTGCATAATTATTGTATGGTGGTAATTGTATTCTCTTGCATACATTCTTATTTTACCCAATACTCTTGCCATATACATATCCCTTTGCTCTCCTTGTAATTCGTGCTTGACTTCGTTAAAAGGGTCAGTAGTAACCGTATCAAACTTAACTCCGTATTTCTCAACTGCATCGTGAAAGTCATCTAAAGTTATATCTTTTACTCCTAAATCCATAATGTAAAAATATTGACTAACTTCTAATCCGTACCTGTACATTTCTTGTTTAGTTAATCGTGCTATCTTGTTACCATCTAAATCAAAGAAAGGTTTACCAACCCATTTATGTATTATCTCTGCAAATATCTCTGCTGGAGTTCCAGTTTCAGGAGAAAATATTAAATGCTTCCAACCTTTGTTTTTTGATAAGTTAATAAGACATTCCCACCAAAATTCAGATTTACCTGATGCAGGAGTTCCGTAAATGTAAGAAGTTGCACCCTTTTTAAAGGAAATTAGCTTATCGACATCTCTAAAGCCTATTGTTTCTCCTTTGATTAATCCTGTGTCGTATAACGAATCTAATTCGCTTTGTACATCACTATATTGTTTTATAAAGTCCATTAGTAGTAAAATGTTGGTATGATATGTGCTTGTACTTTCTTTTTATTCTCATCTTTAAACCAGTTGTTTAGCATTGTATTTTTCCAATTGACTACCTGATTCCCTTTGCTATTTTTCCAACCAAGATTATTGTAATAATGATATGCCTTATTTGCTACTTCTCTTGAATAACCATTTTCATCAAAGTAATTTAAAACATCTTCAATAAGAGGAGGTATAAATATATCTTTTACTTTCTTTTTATTTACTTTACTTTCCTTTACTTTACTTTCCTTTATAGCATTGCCATCGCATTGCGTTCGCATTGCGTTCGCATCGGAGTCGCATTGCGTTTCTACTTTTTCTGCATTTTCAGCCTTCTTTTCCCATCTTTTACTTGCAGACTGCTTTGCTTTAGTTACTTTTTCATTCCTTTCATCCAGTCTTTTTTGTATGCTATTGCTACTAATATACCCATCTGAAACTATGAATAAATCAAAGTCATTAATTACCGATTCTATTAATTCAATTGAACATCTATAATCGTAAGCAAGTAAAGCTGGATTGTTTTCTAATTTGTTATTGTTGTGGTATAAATCTTCTACTAAAGACCAGTAAATACCATATCCAAGCATACCTTGAGTAGCTATTAACTTTTTGATTTTTATATCGCTCCTGGCGGTATAATCGTGAGAAAAATAAAATGTGTTCATTGAGGTAAAAAAAAGAATCCCATCGGTTGAGAGTTTCGACAGGATTCAGGTTATAATATAACCATTTTGTAATATCTAACAAGCTCTCAACTTCTTATTAGGTATCTTAATACAATGCAAATATAACTATATTCTTCTTAATTTAAAGTATTTTGTCAATCTTTTTGTTAGTGATGACATCGGTACGCTATACTTTGCAGCATAATGTTTAATGCTCATTCCTTCCTTTAGGAAATCCTGTAAAAAGGCATCAAATATGGCATCTGCTTTTAATGCTACTTTCTTTGTTTTTAGGTGTTTTGTTCTAATTCCTTTTGACCTTAAAACTTCCCTAATTCGCTTTTGAGATATGTTATACTTTTGGCTTAACTCCTCAATTGTTATGTTATTTTTATTATAATCTTCTAAAAAATCCATTTTATAGCTTTTCTATTTCTTGTTTAACTTCTTGCCAATAATTCCAAAACCAAACTTTATTTATATCATCTTCAAGTTCAATAATTTCATCTACTGATATTAATGCACATTTTTTAGCGTCTTGATGTTTCATAGATATAAAAATATTTCCTTCTATTGTATCTTTTAATTCAATATCTAAACTTTTAAACTTGCAAAATAATTCTATCGCTTTTTCTTTTGGTGTTAAATCTTTTTTATAATGTTCTAAAAAGTCCATAATCTTTGTTTTAGTTTTATTTAAAATACTAACGCTACTCATTAGTACTTGGGTGTTAATCTCTGCTAAAATTGTTAAACTTTCCCCTAATATTGCGCAGACACCTCTTATCTTTGGTGCAAAAAGAACGCTTGCAGCAGCACCAATATCTTTAATTAAAACGGTAATGATGTATCTTCAGGCACATTTGTAATTACACCTGTACTCACATTGTCAATTATTAATCCAATCTTCCAGCAGTCTACACTTGTAAAGCAATCTTCTTTACCTTCTTTGTTTTTGTATAGTTTACCTGTTAGGTTAATTGAACATACAACTTCATTACCTGGTACTAAATTTTGTAATAAATCAATTCTTTTTTGAGTAAATTGAACTTTAATGTGTTGCGTGTAATCGCCATTTAAAGTCTCTAATATTACTTCTTGTTTCTTGAATTTATCGGTAATTTCTTGAACTGGTCCGATTGCATAAATTGTTCCTTGTACTTCCATTTTATTTTTTTTAAAGGGTTATTTTTGAATTGTTACTTTAATTGTTTCGGTCCTTAAGACTATTGGAGGATTAACTACTTCGCCTGTTTCAGGTAAATATACTGCTGATTTAATAGCTTTTAAAAAAAGTTCTCTTTCTTTCATTTTAGCTTTAATATCAGCTAATTCAGCATTTAACTTATTCCATTCAAAGTCATCACAAGCGGTAAAATCATATTTACTTGTAGTAGCTGGTTCTACCTTAGCACCAAAGATATTAATTCCTTCTCCTTTAGATAGCTTAAGTTCTTCCATTGCAGAAGGTCTTATTTTTGTAATTACATCTTCTAATAAATCTTTTAGTGCAATAAATTGAACTATTTTTTTACTTGCTGATATTTCTCCTTCGATAATTGGAATAGATATTAATTCTACTGCGTGAGATATAGAAGATTTACTAATGTTTTCAAAGTCTATGATTTGTGCCTTCTCAAGGTCATTAATCGCATTATTATTTATCATTTTGTTAATTCAGTTAAGGTTGCACCATCCATTGTGTATGTTTCTTGAATATAGGCTAAATTTCTTTTATCCTTTAGGTAACCCGCTCTGCACTTATCAAATAACTCAGTACCTACATTTAAAATTGGTTTTAACTTATTAGCTACCATATTAACTGCTTGTTGTATATTAGGTGTAGTTTTATTACCTCTCCATATATCAGCACCAATACCTAAATAAGAACCTATCTTTGTAATTGCATCAGTTGTTGAACCTTTGTAAGCATCGCCACAATCATCATTTGATGAACCTGCAATACATTCGTAATAAATATCGTATTTAGGTATTGAAAATGTGGTGTGAGTAACGCACATATAAGTAGTTCTATCTTTACCGGCTTTAGTTACTGATTCGATTTTTTCTGTTGATATTTCCCTTGTTCTTATTTGCCATCCGCCTATACCAAATATTTCATTAAGTCTATCAGTTACGAAGATAGCTTTGATGGTTGACATTCCCACCTTTGTTGGGTGGTCTTTGATAGCCTCTGCTGGTAGTGGCTTGTTGATTAATGCGATTTGTTCTTTTGTTAATAATGACATAGTTTTCTTGTTTTGGTTTTTAAAGATACTAATTATTTTATTAAATTAAGATAATTATTTTTAATTATTTGCTTCGATAAATGAAGCTCGTAATCGTTTGTAATCCTTTGTATTTCAGCTTCTTTAACTCTATTTATAAGATACATAGCCTGGACTGATTTGCAGTAATTACCATCTTCTAAAGTTTGTCTATAAAGCCTTTTTAACTTATCCAACTTACTCTCCTTCGGTGGATTTGCTATAAATTTGTGTACGGTTATAATGCTCATATTTCGTTAGTAATTTCTATTGTTTTGATGTAACACGCATCGCCATAAGAATTAATTAATGCTCCTTCTTTAGTATCATAACTGCGCCCCAGCCATACTACTTTTCCATTATTATACACATTAACCCAAATGCTTCTCTTTTCTGATTTCATAAAGAGGTCTAATTCTTTGTCTATGGAATAAAGGTCAAATCTACCATCTTCTAACCACGTTCTAATTTTTCCATCAAGAACACCCAATAAATTATATTTCTCATTATTTGCATCAAACTTTGTTAATTGTGTTACTCCTCTACCATCTCCTGTGATGACAGGTTTACCTGCTAAGGCTTCTTCTAAGTTAAACTTTTTCATAATTATCTTGGTTTACAAATGTTATACAAAGCGTTAGCAAAATTAGACTGACAAGCCAATACTGGTTGCGTTAAAATTGAAAGGATTAATTCCTCGTAATTTTCTTCTATAAAATCATCCACATCTTGAGTAAAGTAAATAGGATTCTCTGCTTGTTCAATTGATGCTGGTGCTATCTCTATTTTAACTTCGCCTCGTGAAATATCATAGTTATCAACTACCCACTTCTTTAAATCTAAATGTTCAAATCTATGGTTATAAATAATAAACCCATCTGTGTATTCTGTATAATACTTGTTAATACCATCTACTTCGACAATATTAATTTCTTCAATAATTGGTTTTAATAGCTTCTTCATTTTTTTCTTGTTATAGTTAATTGATTTTTGGTTAATTCTTTGCAAGAGTAAATCTTGCCGTTGTAACTTTTGTAATACGATAGTAAAGACCTGATTCGGTTGCCTTCTCGTTTGTCTACTTGCATAGTCTCCCCTATGCTTAGCGACTTGATTTCTTTAGCTTGTTCTTTCTGGTATATCATTTAATAATTGTAATGCTCTTTTAAATACTTGGATTCTTGCGTGTAATTGTCTAAGATGATAATCATCTTTAGATTTTTTAGCTTCTTCAGATACTCTTGGTAATTGATTAGTTAGCTTGTTGATTGAATCTTTTAAGCCTTGCTCAAATGATTGCTCTTTAGGATAATTAAACATAGTTCGTTTGTTTTGGTTCAACAAATATCTTAATTAAGATTTAATTACCAAATAATATTTTACAAAAAGCAATAAATAAATCATAACTTGCTGATAATCAAAGAGAATAATTTTAAAGTTTTTTTAGAATAAAGTAAATAGCCAAGATCCCAGCAAGAATTAATAGGATTTCATTAATACAAGGAGTAGTCTCCTTAATAACAGCCTTTTTATCTACTTTTAATGTGGTATTTTCTTTCTTATCGATTTTAAGGCTCTGTAAGCGATTATCTTGTTTAATGTGCCTCTTTACCTTAATTGACTTTAGTTTTAGCTTGTAATCGCCTCTAATAGCTTCAGATGGACTAACAAGCGGAGTTCCTACCGTATCAAACTCGTAAATGACTTCTTCAGTAGTTTCAATCTTGCTCGAATCCGTTAATACCTGGACTTGCTCAATCTTATTGACAACTGAATCGATTTTGGTAGTTTCTACCAGCTTTTTAGACTTGCAGGAAGATAGTAGAATTACTACCAATCCAAGTATTATCCTTTTGATGACCATAGTTTTATAAGTTTCTTTTGTCTTTCTAAACGGCAGTCTGCCTTGCATTTTGAGCAATAGACTTTACTACCAGAAGATATGTATTCAGCCTTGCAGCACTCGGAAATAGTCAAAGGGTTTACTTGTTCTATTTCTTGTATTTCTTCGTTTAATATTTCTTTTATTTCTTTTGATTTCTTTGCCATAATTTAAACTAACATCAAGTTCCTTTCGCAAATTTAACCAAAATAAAGTAATATTCCTACTTACCGCCTTCATACTCAATCTCCCTATTTAAACATTCAATAGCTTTCTTTAAGTCCTGGACCAATAAATCCTTCTTACCTGCTCTTAAAATATACTTAATAGCGTTACCTTTCATAAAGGAAAGATTGTAAGCATTCGCTATATCAATTACATCCACCGGCACTCCTTTAATCTCAACTTTGTAGTATTTAGGCTTTGTAACTATATCAGCTATTTTACTCCCAGTTAATTCGATAGGTTTAAATTGATACTTAACATTACAATTAGTGCAAATCTCCGAGCATTCGCAATTTTCAAGATGGTTAATTTCTTCGATAGTTTTCATTTTGTTTTTCTTTTAGTTTTTCTTTATTTGTTTCGGTTATTAATTCTCTGCGTACTATTTCAATTTGGTTGTATAATTCTTTTAATTTCTCAACTAACATCTCCCTCTTTGTCTTCATCATAATCTAAAAAGTCTAATCGTGTTTCAATCATTTTAATTAACCTCGCTTGGGTCAAGGTTTTGTAACTTGGGAATAAAAGTAAACTTTTTTCCTCTAATTCAAAAAGAAAATAAACAAAGAATTTAAGTTCCTCTAAAATCTCGCCATCAGTTACATCAAATATTTCCTCTTCTTTATTCTCCATATAAAACACCGTTATAAACACATTTATAATCAATAATAGCGTGTGGTTGTGCAAAGAATAAAACCTTGTCGCCATCAATCTTAAAAGTAACTTCCAGGAACCCTTGACACCAATCGGCTATCTTACCGGTAGGTAGATATTCTACTGCTTCCATTAACCTTGTGCATCCTACTTCAAACCAAGCGTTAATATTATGCCTATTACGAATGTAGCGCATTCCTAATCTGTGAGAGTGTCCTGTACATCCACTTCCCCAATACTCAATAATATTCTTCTCACTTGCGTTCTTTGTTAAACTTAAACCGTGAGTAATATCAAATATATCAAAGTAATTAAAGACATCCGTAGGGTCGTAAACCATATCGTTCTCTTTCAGGTGTAACATTTCTTCAAACTTTGTACTTTCAAAGTGTTTATAAAGAATAGCTAACCTTGCTAATTGTCCTTTGGATAATAAAAAAGGCTTTGTAACTCGCTCATCGTGATTGCCGGTCCTAATAGTAATCTTTGCGTCTGTACTTAGTCTTAAAGGCTTTAGGATTTGTTCTTCTGTGTATTTAAACTCTTCTACTTCGTTATATCCATTAAGAATACCTTCCATGTAAAGTTTATTAGTATGCTTGGACACAAACGGTAAATCTACTATATCGCCATTGATACAGACTTCATCAAACTTATTGTGCTGAAGAACATTGTTAATTACTCGCAAACATTTAAGGTCTGCAAGCCAGCCATGTGGATCGGAAAATACAAATAACTTATAGGTCCTTTTGTCCGTTAGCTTTTTTAACTGATATTGGTTGTATTCAGTTTCACTTAGTCTTGGTCTGTACATAATAGTTTTTTTCTCGAAATTACTAATTATTTTAGTAAATGCAATTATCTTTTATTCAATGGTTTATAATTTATTGTAGTCATGTAACCACCTAAAGCTACTAAAGCCGATAGAAATAGCTTAAAACCTGTATTCATAGAGAAAACAAAATTATCCCAATCAATAGTTACCCAAGCATTCGCAATAGCCACAATAGCACCAAATATAGTTGATAGTATGTTATTTAATTTTCGCATATAAGTTAAACTCTCTTAGTCTTCTTCTCATTAATCCTTTACTCACTACACCACCTGCTTTAATCCACATCATAAAACCTACTTTAATCTTTTCAATAGTTTGACCACCGTTTATAAATTTAACCAAAGAAGACTTTGCAAACGCTCCACATCCAATATTATAACAAAGACAAAATAAAGCATCAAATTCGTTTTGTTTAAGCGGTCTAATGACATATCTCTTAATACAAGCACTGTAAGTATCGGAAGTGTCTAAGAATAGCTTATAAGCCTCCTCTTGCGTTATTTTATCGCCTTTCTTTACAGGTTGTCCGTTAGCATACTTTGTGCTTCCTATGCCAATGGTCCAAACTCCAGCACTGCACTGGTAGCTATCTAACTTTAATCCTTCAAACTCAACTAATAATTTTAATCCTTCTTCGCTTATTTGTGCCATAAAAAGTCTTTAATAAAAGTTACTCCTGTGATAGTTAATATAAAAGCACCAATTCTTATTGCCCAATTTATGCCAGTGTTATAATCTCTAACTTCTTGAACTTTAGTTTCCGTTTCTTCTAATGCCTCCTCAATTGTTTCCAATCGTTGTAAGATACCATTTCTATTTAGCTTTGATCCTGTGATAGCCTGGCTTATCATTTCTACATTAATAGACAAAGTCTTTAACTGATCGTTTATTTCCTTTAACTCATTCATTTTATTCTATCGGTGGTTCTACTGTTGTTGTTGTATTACTTTCACTACTACCTGGTGCGCCTAAAACAGGACTATTACTAAATTTAAACGGTGCTAAACCTATTGTAAAGTCTTCATTTCTGCTTGTTAAATCTTCTTCAAGTTTTGCGTTGGTTTTGTTTGTAAAGTAATCAAACGAAGCTGAAGTCATAAAGAAATAAGCACTCTTTTGTATTATACTTTCTAATCTTGCAGTTAAGCAAGGTAATTCCTCAAAAAAGCCACCATCTAAGGTTACTTCTGAAGTAAATTTACTTATTGTATTTTGGATATAACTCTTATCGAATATTCCTTCTATACCTGTATAAACAGGAAACGCAAAAGGATTTACTCCTTCTGCTGGTGTTTGTTCAGCATATACATTACCTGTAAAAGTTCTTGCAGGCGCTCTATAAAAAGAAAGGATTGAAGCAGACACTAAAGATTGTAAGTAATTTGTGTTTGCACCTTCGCCTACAATAGTTTGCCATGGTCTTAACCAAGAGTTTGAACTACAGATAGAGTTTTCTCCAAAATAAGGACTTGAACTTCTTTCTACTTTAGTAAATATTACATCTTCGTAATATAAAGCACTATTAGCATCTGAGAAGCCACCATTAAACATACTTTCTATCTTCTTGGTTTTTCTTTGATATGGTAGTTGAGTAGAGTTATTATCTACATTTTGTAAAGCTGCATAACCGTATTTCTCAAGATTAGCATTTTGCACAGGTACTACTTGTACTTGCATATTGTCTACCTTCCAATCAATATCAGTTTTAGGAGTTAAAGGATCTAAGTGTAAAGTCCTTAACCAGAACTCTAATTTTGTAAATCTATAAAACCAGTTTAAAGGGTCAGCAGTTCCAATAACACCTGTATTAAATGTGCTTTGCGTTACTAATTGGAAAGACTTCCATTCGTTATTTAAACCACTCCAAGCTGCAAACCTTGCTGGTCCGCTTCCTATTGTAGCATAAGACCTGGTTCTATCGTAATCACTTTGTGCAACCCATTGACCATCAAAGAAAGGTGCAGCATAATCCCCCCAATCTGGTCTATAAACATAAAGTGAACTATTAAAACCATATTCCCCAATACCAACAGGTTTATTAATTTGATAGTCAAACTTTACATTAAAAGTTAATTTGTCTTTAAAGTATCTGGGATTAGGTGTATCAAAACCTAAACAAGCATCGAACCTATCCATTTCTACGGTTAAAGCTAAATACTTATCCCATACTAAACCTGCTTGTATCTCATCGGTAGAGATAGAACCTAAATTCTTTTTATCGTAAGGGTTAGGTTTATTTTCTTCTACATAATAATCCGTACTTGTAACCGTTGGTGCTAACTCCCAGTCTTGTGGCACATCGCCTACATTCCCTTGAAAGAATCCATAGTTAGGCAATAAGTTTTTAGGCTTATAATCGTACATCATTTGTACTTCGTCTAATCTTGGTCTTAAATTAACTACCTGGTTAACATCACTAAATATTACATCTGTACCCCTTGCAATTTGATTTTTAATATCATATTCTCCAAATTCTTCTATTAATGTACCTAAGTAATCATATTTTCTATAAGGAACTATATTGTCTTCGTTTGTACCTACTTCGTTAATAGAAAGTATTGTCCAGGCATTATCTCTATTATCTAAATAAAGAATACAACCTAAAGAAGTCATTAAATTACCTAATAGTTTTTCTATATCGTAAGGATATTTAAGAGACCAGTCTATTGCAGCATATTCATTTAAGAACATTGAAGTTTCGGTTTTAATCTTATTAGGATTAAAAGGGTCTGTAAACTCAAAGAATTGGAATGCAAACTTTACATCGTTATTTAAACCAATAAGATTTAAACACCTAATAACAAAATCCTTTATAGATATACCATCGTAAAAGTTATAGGTTTGTGGCAAAGAAAAAACCTCTGTATCAGAATATTTATATTCTTTTAATATACCTAAGAAGTCCGAAGCAGTTAATCTAAGATAGTATTGGTCTTGCCAATCGTATTGAATATCGGAGTTTAAAACATAGCCACTCCATAAGTCTGTCTCGGTAGCACCTTCTATTAATTTTAAAACTACTTTCCAAGAAGTATTATCGGTATCCGAATAAAAATCTTCTGGTTGTACAACTGAATCAGTATTAAAAAATAAATTTATCTCAGCAGACGAAGCTCTAAACGGCTCAAATACATAATCAGACTTAGCTTTGTAATTTAAAGTGAATGGTTTATTAGAAGCAGTCAAAGGATAAGGCTCGTAAGTAAAAGGATCAGCCTCTTTCTTGTAAAACTCTAAACGATAGTAATATTCATCGGAATTAGCGTTCTTTAATCCTACCCACTCTAATTTGTATTTATAATTGTAAACCATTATACCAGTCTGTTTAGTCTTCCGTTGTAATTTTGTAACACTCCTACTAATTTATCGCCTTGAATCTCAAATGCTACTTGACCAGAGTTAGAAACACCTCCAGAAGGCATAGCAACTCTACCACCTATATTCCCACCCAAGGTAGAACCTAATAATGTACCAAAGTTAGTAACACCGCTCATTCCTAAAATCTTAGCACCTGCACCAATAGAACCTAAGCCTAAACCACCCAATACAACCGATAATAATAAAGCCATAACAAGTGCAGCAGCTAATTTAGCAATCATTGCTTTAATCATTTGTAAGAATGCTTCTTTAAAGTTTTGAGTAAAGTTTTTACCCGAAAATAATGCTTGTTCAAAAGCACCTTGTGTACCTTGTACAAAGCCTGCAAAAGCGTTTTGCCAAATAGATTTAAATGCTTCAGCGTTTGTGTATGTAGTAACAGTAAGGTTTTCAATTTCTTGTTCTACTGCATTTATTTGTTTTTGTAAAGCATCCCAACCTGTTTTATCAGTTGCCTTCTTTTGTGCATCTTGTAACTCAGAAAGTTTAGCTTCTAATATATTAAAAGCACCAACTAAAGGAATTTTAGTAAGATCTTTAAGTTCTTTATTAGTTGAGTCAATAGCTTCTTGTAAAGCGTACCAATCTTTTCTATTAGTGGCTCTTTTTTGCCATTCTTCTAACTTAGCAAGTTCAGCTTGTATTTGATTGTATACACCAACTGGAGGCGGTGTTAATGCTTGTGTTATTAAATCCTTTTTACCAGCTAACTTAGCTAATTCTATTCCTATTTCTGCTAATCTTTTACTTGTAGCAGGTAGCTTAGCAGCCTCTTCATTAAGTTGAGCAATAGCATAATCTAATCCAGCCGATGAATTTTTATTTATACTTTTAGCGTAAAACTCTAAATCTTTTAAATCTTTAGTAGTTTTTTCTATTTCTGTTTGCTTAGTAATTAATTGTTGACCTTTTAATGTCTGTGACTGTTCTTTTAATTGCTTTAATTTCTCAGTAAGACCACCAATAGTTTCTAAATCTAAAGGAGAAGATTTTTTATTTTTATTAATGATACCTAATTCGGTCATTAATTGTCTTTCTCTTTCTAATTGGAATACTTTTTTAGCTTGTTCAGCAGTGCTTAACTTATCAAATACCGCTTTGTTTTTTACTTCAGCAGCTATCTTTTTAACTAAGTCAATCTGTTGACTATAAGATTTGTTTAAATCAGTAGCAGTAAAAGTAAATTTAAAAGTACCGTCTGCTAATTGTTTAGCATCGCCTAAAGTATTTAAAGCCTTAACTATATCGTAAATATCGTTAGTAGCTTGAAGAGCAAGAGGATTTATAGATTGTAATCCTGCACCGAATTTTGTAGCAAACTCTTTAAAAGATTTACTTTCAAGTATTTTAAGTGCTTGGTTAGCACCGTCAACAAAAGTTTTAAAGAATTTACCTACATTGCCTTCTTTTACTGCAAGGGTAAATGAATTATTTAATCTATTTATTGATGCTTGTAAGTTGTCTGTTTTTGCAGCAGGATCGCTACCATATAAAGTTTCATAACCAGCAGCCATTTTAGGTACTACATCAGAAGCTAAAATCTTACCTTGTGCCATTAACTTACCAAATTCTTCGGTAGTATAACCACTTACTTTAGCAGCATAAGCAAATGCTCCTGGTAACCTTTCTCCTAATTGACCTCTTAATTCTTCAGCCGATACAGTTCCTTTTGAGAACATTTGACTTACCGCTCTTAATGCACCGTTAATGTCATCGGTACTTAATTTCATTGCTGCACCAGCAGTAGAAAAAGCATTAAAGATAGCGTTTGTTTGTGCTTGAGATAATCCAGCAGTAATGGTAGCACCTGCAAAAGATTTATAAGAATCGGTTAAACCTAATAAGTCTAAACCTAATCTATCTGCTAATTCTGTAAGTTTTTTGAATTGATCTTCTGCTGCTTCTGTTGTACCAAGTACATTAGTCATTGCAGCATTAAAGGCATCTAATTTTAATGAAGCATCAAAAGCCTTACCAACTAATTTAACTGCTGCTTGAAGACCTATATAACCACCAATAAGGTTTTGAATCCCTCCCATCATTTGAGACATAGGATTTGCAGTTGACTTTAATCTATCCGCACTATCTTGACCAAACTTATTGATTGCATCAGTAGCCTGTTGCAGTTGTGATTTAAAACCTTGTATCTCTGCTCGTAGTTGGACTACTATTTCTTCATTAGCTGCCATTGTTTACCATTTTAAGTAATTCTTCCTTTTCTTCTTTAGTTGGTAGTTTTGCTGGTTTCTTTTGAAGAATCCTATACTTATCAGTCCACAATGGAATAATTTCTCTTGGTTTCTTTTGGTTTTTCTTCTCTACTTGAGTGTTTAGAATGTAACTCATTAACACTCTGGTCCTATCCCACTCGTTAGCTTCTTTAGTTGAAATATGTATAACATACCTCAAATAATCTATAAAAGTCATTTCCCAAAATTCACTTGGTTTTAAACCTAAATTAATAACCGCGTTATCTAATAGGTTCTCCCAAGTTATTTTTTTTTTTCGCCATTAGACTCTTCTGCGCTCATTGCTTTCATAGCATCTACCATTTGCTCGGTCATTACTACTATGCAAGCCATAAACTCTCTAATAACTTTTAATTGGTCTACATAGTTAATACTATCTACCCAAGACTGAACATCAGCAATAGTAAAATCTACTACCTTTTTATTTGCTCGGTAAGAACCAAACAAACCACAGTAAACTATATCAGCTATCATATCTAACTGAGTATAATCTTCTGTGATTTCTTTGACTGTACCTATATCCGCACCTGTAATCTTAGTATATTGCTCTAAAGAGTAATTACCAAATTTCAATTGCTTCACTTCTCCGTTGAGAGTAACTTCTATTATTCCTGTCATAGTTGTGTTTGTTTGGTATTAGATAGACAATTCGCCTGTACCTGTTAACTCTAAAGTGTAAGTAGCAACATCTTCCATTGGTGCAGAAACTTCTAAAGAAGAAATAAAAGCACTTTGAGTAAATGTAACACCACCACCAGTAAAGGTAACTGCAAGCAAAGTTCTACCTGTGTAAGCGTTAAATAATTGAGTTAGATCGTACTTACCTGCATCTGAAAAGTCTGCAAGACCTTCTGCTGAATAAGTAACATCTTTTAATCCTGCTTGTACTTCTTTCCAACCGTTACTAAACTTAGTAGTAGTTTCAAATAAGTCTGCATTCATTGACATTGTGCAGCTTGTTAATTGTGTTAATGCCTCGCCACCGATGTTAATCAATTGTAGAGTACCGTTGTAAATTGCCATGTTATTTTTATTTAAAAGTTAATTAATCTGTTATTGTATAAGTTCCTGTAAATGTAGCATTATAAGATACTACATCTTCCATTGGTGCATTAATTTCTATACTTTCTACATAAGCTAAACCTACATAATAAGCAGTAGAAGTTATTGAGTTTGCAATAGCAATATTAATAGGAGTTCTTGCTTCGTAAGCAGCAATTAAAGTAGTAATACCTAAATCGCTTGCACCTTCTGTCCAATCTACCAAAGCATCAGCAGTCACAGAGAAATCTCTTAAACCTGCTAAGTTAGCCATATAACCACCAGACTGCTTGCAAGTAGCATCTATCATTGCATCACTCATCGTTACCGTAACACCTCTTTGACACATCAAAGGAAATGTAGTATCAGCATCGTAAATTAATATATCAGAACCGTTTAATACGCTCATTGTTGTTGAATTTTAAATGTAAACCTAATAAATCTTCTTGTTAAAACTCCAGTAGTTATTACTTGTTCTAAACTATTTGTGCTTTCTAATAGTGTTCGTATAATGTACCAATCTGGACTTAAATCTAAGTATCCTGCTTGTCTTGTTCTTATTAGTTCAGTAATTTGATTTGAGATATTATCGCAAATTATTTTACCACCGTAACTATTGTCAAACTTCATACAAACCTCTATTAAAAGGCTTATTTCTTGTCCGTAACTTTGTTTACTTCCTTCTAATAACTCCGTAGCGTTAAAACTTGAAAGTAAAACATAAGGTTGTGCTGCATTTGCAGGAACTCCTGCTGAATCATACACTGGTATAGCTTGACTGTTATATTCTAATACTCCGAATAACCTATCGTATACCTTTGTCCTTATTAGTTGCCCAACATCTTTCATTTCACAAATTTACGATTTATTTACTAATATTCTTAGCAATTTTTCTCATATCCCTTAAAAAGATTTTCTTGTATAAAAGAAATGCTGGTATTAAATATGGTTGTGCTTTTCCGTTTCTTCCTGGTCCTTTTTCAAATTGAGAAGCAAACTGAATAAAACTTGGATCAGTAGAAAAACCTTCTCCAGTGCCAAATTCTACATAAGGTGCATAAGGTGCTTGCGGACCTCCAAAGAATACCTTTCCTATGTAAGGATTGGTTGTATCTTTATCGCCACTTCTTTGCAATTCGCCTGTATCTATTGGTACATTCTTCCTTGCTTCGTCCAACATTTGTTCAGTATTTCTTTGAATAGCAGACCTAACTTGAAGATCCACTTGCTTTGAAACCATTTTAAGTTTCTTAAAAACTCTTGAAGTGCCTCTTATCTCGCTCATTCAGTTACCATATAAGTAGTACCATTTTCTAACATGATAAAATCATTACCACTTACTTGCCTATCTAAAGTGCAATAAATAATAATAGTCTTTTTACGCTCTTCTACTGTTGAGAAACTTTGCACTACATAAAGACCATCGTTAAAAACAATTTTATCTAATTGGCTAAATTCTGGGTAGTCATCGTACCTTATAGTCATTTCGTAAGTTTGGTCTAAGGTAATCCTTGAATCTTCAAAGCCTCTACTTGCATTCTTAGCTACTATCTTTGCCCATAATGTTTGTGCTAAGGTGTAGGTAGGTGTAGTACCTCCTGCACCATCGGGACTTACCGTTAGGTTAAAGATTTGAATTTGATTTCTTAAGTCTCCTGCTCTCATTATATACCAAATATAGTATTTCTGCAATATGGTTGCGCTTGTCTTTTAGCATCCGAACTTAACTCGTAAGCCTGGTCATAAATAGAGTAATTTTCCCTATTCTCGTAGTCAGTAGACACTTGTTTTAAAATGGCTAATTTTAAGCCTTTAGGACAGACTGCAAAGCCTGCCTCGTACTCTATTGTCAAACCAACGGTAGAATAAGCCTCAAGCGTCTTATATTGCAATCCACGAGCAGTATATTCCAAAGCTACATCTTCATCATTCACAACCGAATCAATAAAGGTAACTGGACCATAAGGAATCTCCTGTGGAATGTGAAAGTAAAACCAATAAGCCCTTAAGGTTTTTTCTCCTAAAGATAGTCCTGTAAACTTCTCTATTCGCTCCCTTGCTGAAGTAATTAGTTCTTCTATTAAGTCATCCTCTGCATCCGAAGAAATACGCATATAGTCTTTAGCCTCTTGCAAGGTAACTGGCTCTACTGAAAGGTCTGTTACGATTTCCAACTGAAACTCTGAATTTATCATTATTCTGCTTTTTCTAAACCTAATTCGTTAATCACAATATCAGAAACATAACTATTGTCAGTTCCCCAATTTGCAAATTGTTCTTCTGTTAAACTTAAATTACCTTC